TTAGTTCGTGCTTCGGGTTGTTCCGCACGAATTCAATAGCACGGTGGGTGTGCATGAGGAGACTATTCGGCCCCTCCAGTGCCATGGGTGGCCGCACTTTTTCGTGATTGAATCGGATCATCAGGGACTCAACAGAGAGCGCCCCAGCAGCATCAAGTTTGGTCTCACGGTTGGCAAGTGCACACGCCATAGCGTATACATCGATTGCTCGGGAACCTTCATCGATACCCTCTTCCAGCATCTTGTCCAGCTGGAATCGGGCAGCACCAGAGCCCATACCCTTGAATGCATTCCAGTTAGTCTCCTCAAGGAATGATCCACCACCGCTACCAGTGCGGGCGGTACCGGACTTCCCAGATGCACGGAGGGCAGCAAGAAGTTCCTCAGGAGCTTCAGCTACTTCGATCTCCCACGGAGCGTGTCCGGGCTTCCACTCATAGGAGACACCGGAGAAGTGGCGGGAGGGCGCAACAAGCACATAACCATTGTGCTTGATATCAATACCCGGGAGCCCACTCTTCTTGAGGTTAGGTTCCAGTTTTTCTCCGGGGTCACATCGGTAGAACATGTGGCGACCGCGTACGGACTTCCCACCTACAGTGTACGCACCCGTGATTGCCTCAACAGTCGGGGGGAGGTTACCGTTGACATGTGACTCGAACCGATCAAAGGATTCGAACCCACCACTTCGGGGGTCAATATCAATGACAAGGAGCCCACTATCACGGCAGAAAATACCAACATTGTAGTGGTCATTTCCGTCCCACCACGCATTGATCTGAGTTACATCAGCTGTGGCATCTTTATTCCACCCTCGGAGGACGGCATGCTTTCCCATATCCTTGGGGTCTGTGTGTTCACTATGACACGTGCAACGTCCGTCCTCCTCCATTCCGTGGCAGGGAAGAACTTTCCAGCCAAGGTTACCGTAGTACTCAGCACCCCTACGGGTACGCCCACTATCGTTTGAATCTGTCATTGCAAATGTACGCCTGTCTGGTGTTTGAAGGACTCCGCTTAGACGGACGAAGCCTCCCGCAAGTCTAGCTTGCAGGCCCCTACAAGGACAACTCTGAAGCACTTCATCTTGTTGAATGATGAGCCCCAGCCCTGAACGGTCCCTCCATCGTACCACTAGCAGGGGGGTCACAGATGGTGTTGTGGAATATTGAAATGATATGATAGAACCATACCCCCACCACCACCACAGCCCCTAGGGGCTTCCCATCTGAAAGGCACAATATGGGAGACCAGCCCGCTACAGACCCAAGTGAACTGACGACTAAGCAACTGCTTCGTGAGATCACAATCCTCCGCGAGCTTATTGATGCTATGTACAAGGGCGCAGAGCAGATCACCGCAGAAAAATTCAATGCTGTAACGGGGCAGTTTGAGTTGATTGAGCGCCAGCGCGTTGAGCAGAAGATGGATACCAAGGCCGCTGTTGATGCTGCCTTGACGGCACAGAAGGAGGCCGTGAAAGAGCAGACTACTGCGTCAGAGCGTGCAATTGCAAAGAGTGAAGCCGCCACAAAAGAGCAGCTGAATCAGCTAAGTGCGACCTTCACCGCAGCTATCAAGGGCCTCACGGACATCCTAAATGATACTAAGGAGCGCGTGAGTAAAAACGAGTCTGCCCGTCAGGGCAGTGGAGACACCGTAACTAAGATGATTGCAATTATTGCTGTATGTGCAGCAGTAGCTGGGTTTGTTCTTAATATCTATCAGAACGGCAAGTAACAAATAAGTCGTTTTTCAGGCCCTCTCATCATACTAACTTGTATTAGGATGATGAGAGGGCCGTTCGCTGCCCGCGAGGAGAAGACGAATGTCACTTTTGAAAAAGCTAGACACCGCCCTTGACGAGGCTGCCCAGCGGCTCTGCCCGATGGGCCGAGCACTTCAGCACCCACAAGTAGACGATAACACACGTGATAAGCTACTGTCAATTCTCGTAACCCCTGTGGGAACTCCCGGGCGTGTCTCTAACGCAGATCTCGGTCGCGTACTCCGTAGCGAAGGTATCCCAGTCACTACCACATCCATAGACCGTCACCGTCGCGGGGACTGCCCCTGTAGCACCACTGAGATGAGTAACTAGCATGAGCCTCGAAGATAAGCTAGAAGAGCTAGCCAGCCCCGGTCGTAGTGGATCAGACACACGCCTGACCAATACCCCTGAGAACTGGCGGGCTCGGTCAGAGTTCGGGTCAGATGGTGGTTTTGCTATCTCGACCCCAAAGCCACTTGGACAGTCTGCAAGTGAACGCGAGGTCCTAATTGAACACGGAACAGATCCGGATGACTGGACTGTTGTAAGTGTCCGGTTCGGTAAGTGGCAGACGTATTCGGGAGAGTGGCTTGAGTCTAAGCGGGTACAGGTAATCCCATCCCGAGCATCAGAGATTGCCCTCCTTGGCCCAGACACAGACCTTGAGCAGCTTGTCGATGAGATCAAAGCTTGGCGACCTGCCGTTGGACTTCGGCCTCTCTCCGGTGATGGTGCATTTGTATTTGCCCCCAGTGACCAGCAGATTGGTAAAAAGGCTGGAGGACAGGGAACACCTCAGAGTATCGCACGTCTTCAGCAGGCTACAGACCTTGGTGTGCAGCGTCTCCTCCGTCTTCGGAGGGCCGGGCTCAGCATCGGAACTGTTGCTATGCCGCTCGCTGGAGACCACGTAGAAGGTAACGTCAGCCAGAGTGGCCGTCTACAGGGAACCGCAGCGTCAGACCTTGGACAGACACAGCAGGTACGCGTGGGTCGGCGTCAGTTGCTCTCCCAGATCAAGGCCTTTGCCCCTCTGGTTGAGCACATGATTGTGCCTGTTGTCAACGGAAACCACGATGAGGTCACTCGTATGGTTGCCGCAGACCCAGCGGACGGCTGGAATGTGGAGATCGCCTCAGCTGTGCAGGATGCCTGTGCTGAGAACCCTTTGCTCTCCCACATCGAGTTTCGGTATCCGGCAAGTGGGCACCAGACTCTAGCTGTAGAAATTAATGGAACTATGCTAGGGTTGTTCCATGGCCACCAATTCAGCAAAGATGTCGAGAAGTACCTCGCGGGACAGACCCTCGGACAGACTGCCCTCGGTGGGGCAGATGTCTGGATCTCCGGACACTACCACCACTTCAAGTCTCTTGATATCGGAGACCGCCTCTGGGTTCAATGCCCCACGACTGACCCGGGGTCAGACTGGTACCGTGACCGGACAGGTTCCACATCACGCCCGGGAGTCCTCACCATGGTGATTGGTAAGGACTTCGACCCCCGTGAGTGGCTTGGTGTTATTTCGGTTCCGTAGGTTTGGTTGAGCGACGTTTACGTGCAAGACGCTTCTTAAGCTTTTCGGCTCGGTCTAGTTTGTCAGCGTAGTAGGCATCTACTGCGTTGGCACTAGATCGACTCTGCCACTCAAAGCCACAAGCCATGCACTCTACTGCCCGTGCGGTAACCCACCGCCCCCCACCGGGACGATCAATGGTCTTGGTGAGCAGCTGGCTTGTCCGGGCGGCACAGTAGGGGCACTGGGGAAAACGATTTCTCCGGACCTCTACTCCTTCCGAGGAGACAGAGAGATTTCGTCGTGTCTCGTTCTCATCTCGTCCTCCCCAGATACCTGAAATTTCTTCATTTTCCATTGCCCACTTCACACATGACTCTCGTACTGGGCATGTGAAGCATAGATTCTTTGCTTCATATTTCTCTTCGGTATTCGTAGAGAAGAAGTCTAGGTGTGAGTTCTCTGGCTTTGCACACTCCCCCTTGCGCATCCAATCAAGGCCACTGGACTCAGACATTAGGAGCCACCTCAACCCATGTCGTGGGGCGTGGACTCATCACTACGTCTCCGTAGTACGTCATACCATGGATGTCACATACACTCGGGTCAAACTCTCCCGTTACTTCCCCTGAGTACCCCTGTGTGACGCGGGAGTCTTGCAGTATAGCAAACGCTTGGCCTAGGGAGTCTACGAGCCCCTCCCGCTGGAGGACTGAGGCGAGCGCCCTGCGAACCACCTCATGTTCAACATCAACATGGTCAATCGTATAGAACAAAATACTAAGTGGACTGGCGAGTTCAATACCTTCGCCAGTCCACTCATTCCAAAGGCTTTCGCCTCGTCTTGACATAATCATAGTGGCTACTCTCTTAGTGTACAATCCTCCTATTAGAATAGCCTATATTATATGATTTTTACTGCTGAACCTGAGAATTACTCGGTATCAGGAATTCCTACTTCATATCCACAGGCTGCATACCCAGCGATATCCACCCACGTATCAGGCTGGAACCCGGCTTTACGGACATAGCGGGCCATTTTCACAGCGACCATGGCCATAGCTACATCCTCTTTAGTGATCTCCTTTTCGAAGATTACAGACCAGAGCTTAGCAATCCGGAGGAAGTTATCCTCGGGGGCTCCATACTGGGCGTCACGTTCCCCGGATACGATACCAGCTGCTTTACGGAGGGCCTCAATGCGGGGGAGTTCTGGGACTGCCGGGACTGCTTCATCCATTATCGGACCCTCTTTTCCATCTTGTAGGGGGAGTAGTGAACGCCGTCTAGTAGGGGCTCACGGTCATCTGTGGAGCGGAAGATGATGTCGCCGTAGCGGACAGCAATCACCTTCCCCCGACGCCCATTGTGGATCGGACCAAGTTCTCCGTCATAGGCGTCAGCCTTGACGCGAACCTCGTCCGTGACAACGATCTGTCCGGGGGTGACATCAATCCAGATCTCTTCTTCATCGGGATTCTCAGTGACTACTACATGCCCTTGAGCAAGAGTTGTGAAAAGTTCTAGTATTGACTTACCAACTGCTGGGTCCTCAGGGCTAATATTCTCCCAGACCTTGAGGAGGGCGAGGGCAGTCTCTCCCTCTAGGATACTGACATGGGCAGCATTAAGCTGCTCAGCTACCCAGTTGTAATTGACTTTCGGCATGACATTCCTTCTTATTACGGGGGTGGAAACACAATAGCCGGGTGCCGACATGGCACCCGGCTATTATGAACTAGCAACTACTGGTTAGAACGGTGGTGCGGGCGGTGCGTTGGTGACATTCACGTCAGCCTGCGCAAGCCACGGGCTCTCTACTGCGGGGGCAGGAGCCACCGCAGCAGCAGGAGCCGCGTAGACCGGCGCGGGAGCCGGTGCTGGTGCTGGTGCAGGAGCAGGAGCAGGAGCCGGTGCAGGCGGTGCTGCGTAGACTGGAGCCGCTGCTGCGGGGGTGAACGAGGGAGTTGTAGAGCCTACCGCGTGGTAGACCTTGATCTCGTTCGAGACCGTGCCATTGAATGTCTTCTTTCCGAGCGTCCCACGGAAGGGGCGGTTACGGAGAGCCGAAACGATCTGATCGTTGGTGGGGCTGGTCTGGAAGAACTCCTGTGGGAGTCCGAGTGCCTTCATCTTACGGAAGAAGAAGCCGAGAGCCGTAGAGCTATCGGGGGAGATGACAAGGTTGTCCCAGACAAGGCGCTTGGCGTACGCACCAGTCTGCACTTCGGCCTTGATCTTGTACATCTGCTTGCCACTGCCCGAGATTGCGGCAGAAGCGTCGATGACCTTGAGGTCATAGTCACCATCAGGAAGTGCGTCGAACGAGCCAGCTTCGCCAGCGTCTTTTACGAGGTCGCCCCAGTTGAGTGCCATTTTGTTTTTTCCTATCTTCTTTTTGTTATGTGTGGTAAACTAGACCGAAGCTGCATACGGGGCAGCTACGACCTTCGGACCGAACACGAGGTCAAGCATACGCTCAACTCCGAGGTCGCCCTGCTCGACAATTTCACCGAGACGACCCTGAACGCGTTCGCCAGCTTCGTACTTGTCTGTACGGTCAACGTACATACGACGAACCTTGGTCGGCTTCTGCGACGGGTCTGGATTGGGGATGGATTCCACGGAGATTGCCCCGAGAATATCGTAGAAGTACGGGGCCTGAATGGCAAGCTGACCCTGAAGGTACGGGTGGAACCGACCATCCTTGTCTACCTTGGCCATTGCCGTCAACACTACAGCCTCAAGAGGGGCTGTGGGGTGCATTGTGAGGTCCCGAACGTCTCGCAGAAAAGCACCCATGTGGCGCAAAAGCTCGCCCCACTGCTGCATCTGCATCTGGTTTGTCCCAGCGATATTATCCATGCACTTGACCTGCAACTCAGAAATCGAGTCAATGATCAGGGACTTGAACTGGTGCTTTCCCAGCTGAAGCCACTGGTAGGCCTTGAGAACCGTATCGTAGTCATTCACCACAACTACACACGTGTCCCACGTACCGTCTGCCACAGGAGGTTCACTGCGGAGAGGGTCCCAATACTTGACCTTGATGGGGAGGAAGCGATGTCCACCCTCAACGTCAAGCATAAGGCGTGGATACGGTGCCGTTACCGCGAAGGTGGATTTACCAACCTTAGACTCGCCGTAAACCATCATGGTAAGAGAGCGTAGTACTTCGGACATGGTATCTTTCCTTTCTTCTCTTGCTATTCACCACAAACGTGGTAAAGTCTTTTTAGATAGCTTCTGTCTTCTTGTCAGCATCACCGTAGTATGCGTACGGATCTGCAACTTCAAACAGGTTTGTGATCATACCCTCTGCTGCGCTGCCGTCATCCATGAGTGGACAGACAGCGAAGAATGGGCACTTCCACGTGCAATCCTGACTGGGGCGAGGGTAGGCAACTGCAAGGTGGCTTTCTCCCGAGTCCAGTGCGGTTTTTGTACGCATTAGATCTGTAATCGTACCGTGAATTCTGGTCCAAAATGCGCGCATTGTGAAAATATTGTGACGAACTTCGAACTGTTCATAGAACGGTGGCTTGGCGTTAGCTGTGCGCTTGACTTTTTTGAGCAGGGTGAACAGACCACCATCACTACGTTCTCCGGTGCCCTCACTCTTAGCGGCCTCCAGCATCATATAGGTTAGGATCTGCTCGTTGAGGTGCGCCGTAGCAGCGAACTGCACGAATGACCCACCCACCGTCTTGAAGTCTCGGAACATGCGTACTCCGTCACCTTTACGGCGGACACGCATATCTATCTTACCCTGAAGAGTTACGTCTCCATTGAACAATTCCATAGATAGAATCTCCTCGGTGGAGATCATCTCAAGCTCGGAATCAATGCCCTCGTTCTCAACCCACTCAAGGTATCCCTCAAGCATGATACGCCCCAGATCAGCCTCAGAGTCGAGATCAGAGGCCTCACGACCATCCTCAACAAGAGCAGCTTTATCGGTCTCTACAAGCTCAGCGTGGGCCTCTAGGAGGGGTTTCCCGGTTGAGTAGTAGATGTCCAGAGCATTGTGTACCCGCGACCCAAGGGCCAGCGGACCTACAAAGCTTTTCCTCTTTGACTGCAACCGACGATAATATTGTAGGTACCATTTCCTTCGGCAGTCCTTGAACGTCTGGATCTCTGAGTTCGAGAGTGTATACGTTCCGGGAGTTACGGGATGGAGGCTCATAGGAGACCTGCCTTATCTGACTTGAGGATGCTGAGGAGGGTGTCCTTATCCTTGACGACCTGCTCAAAGTTTGCAGCTTTGGCCTCTAGAATCTTGACCACAACCTCTTCTACGGTCCCGGACACAATGTAGTCCGTGATGATTACGCTGTCGTGGATCTCTGACCCAATACGGTGTACTCGGTCATTGACCTGCTTGTCGTCCACCAGCGAGTAGGGACGCTGGATACGGATCAGGCGGCGGGCAGCAGTGAGGGTAATCCCGACACCACCAGCCGCAGCAGTAAATAGAATCCACTTCGTCTTACCCGACTGGAAGTCATCCACTGCCTGCTGGCGCTCATCGGGGGATTGTGCCCCTGTGATCAGACCATGAGGAATCTTGTCCTTAGTTAGACGTGCGCTAAGGAGATCAATCAGCTGACGAGACACCGAGCTTACCGCTACAGAGTCATCTCCAAAGTCTCCCGCGTCA